TTCTGGAGTCTAGGGTGCGGGCGCCTCGCTCGATCTAGCTCCGCGAGTATAGTCGTCAGAGACTTCTCCACAGCGTAGCTGAAGTTCCCGTGTCCGATATCCCACTTCGCTCTGGATGCGAGTTCCCTCGTGAGAGAGACGGTGAACGTCTTCTTAGCCGACATTCCCTTACTCGGCCTGCCCACCTTGCGCTTGGGCCGCCTGGGAGGCTTCTTACCCTGCTCGCGCAGTGCTCGACGTGCGTGTAGCTCTGCGAGCGTGAGAGGTCTGACTCCCTTGAGGTTAGCCTTATTTATCACGGGCTGCCTCCAGACCGATACCTACGGCCGTAATGACTGTAACGAGTCCGAGCCAGAGGCTCCCGATCACCAGACAGGCTAAGGGATGCCACTCTGCTCCCAACATCAGCGAAAGCGCAATCCCTGTGATGAACAGGACTATCGCCACATAGAAAATCCAGCCGAGAATCTGGTTGAGCTTTGGATACTTACGTTCCAGAGCCGTACCCCAATCTACGTTGCTCATGGCTTCTTCCTTTTCTGTTTGTTGCGATGCGTTCGAGCGATCTCTTTCTTATTGCGGTCTGTTACCTCCAGTGATTTCTGCATGGCCTTATCCATCTCTGCGAGAGCAGCCTGAACTAGAGCCAAGGCCCGAGTGTGCTGCTCCTTGGTAATCTTGACGTTGGTGTACATTACGACCTCATCGCGCAACCGTGTAGCGATGAATTGGATGCCGTCTAGATCGAACGCGAGCCGCGTTGTCCCGTACGTCGAATGCTTGTACTTCATAACTCCTCGCGTATCTTCATTAGAAGCCTGCCGAGATGATTCTCGCCCTTACCGTGGCAGACGCCCCAGAACCGATCTCCCCACGTATTACCCTCAATGAGGTTCTGGCTCCCTGTATTCAGGAGCAGGCGTGCAAGCCGAGGGTCCTTGAATTTCTCTCGCAGACACTTCTCCATGTACTTCAGCTTCCGCTCCTCGAAGTCAGGCTTGCGAATGACGATCTTACCCAATCTCTTCGCCTGTCCTGGACTTATGGCCTGCTGTATCATCTCTCGCTCGTCGCGGTAGAGCGCCTTTCCCGCCTGATATGCGTGCTCGACGGTCGGATACACCTGTCCCTTGATCGTGATCGGGGAAGGATGGAAGTTCGACAGGAACCGATACTCACCCTGGAATGAGGTGATCACTGTGCGTCCTCCGGTAATTTGCCTCTGAATGGAGCTACCTTCCGTGTCCCTATCCATTTGCGCCACCGCCTATGAATATTGGGTAAACGCCAGAATTCCAGGAGTAGGTAGATAGCTGTAGTATCCCTTGTGAGCCTGAGCTCCATACCTAGCGGCTCCCCTGGAGTCGGTAGTTCGCAGGGCTCTAGGTCGTCGGGGTCTATCCCGAACACGCGACGCTCGAACAGCAATCGGTTAAACTGCCCCGTTACGTCCACCGTAACGGTGCCATCCTCGCTGATGCTGTATAGCGTGACCCGTTGGTCGGTGGTCTTGAGTCGGTACAGAGACCACGGCTCTAGGCGCTCCGCTATTTCACGGACCACCTCCGGGCGCTCTGCCACCCAAGCCTTCCACTCTTCGACCTGCGCTTGCGTCGGTTCTACTATCCTGGCCATATTACTTCCTCCTTACCGCTGGCTGCTCACCGTTCTATCGCCCCGTCCGTCACGCGGCGTATGAACTCCAACTCTAGGCGATACTCACCCTGGAATGATGTAATCATGGTTTGAACCTGAATAGAACGTTAATCGCTACACCCTGGCTACCGTACTCGCCTGTCCACGACGAGCCCATGCGTCGATTGTCCTCGTACCGAGACTGGTCCTGTAGCTGCTCCGGATCGAGCTGGAGTTCGAGGGCTGCCTTCATTACCGCAACAAATGCGTTGAGGTCCCGATCCAACTCGTTATACTCTGCATCCTTGCGAATGCGTATACCCTCGGCTTCCTCTGCGATTCTGAAGTTGGGTAGTAGTTCGAGGACTGCCTCTACCGTTAGTTTGCGTCTAGCCATTAGGTCGTCTCCTTCGCCACAGTTTCCAGGGCGTCTTGTGCTGCGCGTAGATTGTCTAGTGCCTGTGCCATGCGGGTCGCGGCGCCCGCTGTGCAGAGCTTCTCTATGCGTCTATCGAACGCGACGATGGGCAGGCGGTCGAGGATGTCTCTAATCTCGTTAGTGGCGGTGATGAATTCTTTGCGGGTATTGTTCATGCTATCTCCTTCGGAAGTTTCAGGTTGTAATGCCGAGTATACTTGCGCCACGCCCGTTGAATGCGGGGGAGACGCCAGAATTTCAGGACCTCGTATGTAGCCCAACCCTCCCCTAGTGAACCCGAGAGGTCCTTGTTGGCTACTGCATACCAAAGGGCTAGTCGGTCCCTCCCGTTGATCGTAATGGTCGTCTTATACTTCGCTCTGAGCCACGGGACGTATGGCCTCTCGACATTGTACTCGGTTGCAATTGGACGTATCCGATCTCGCGGATTGGCTCTGTAATACAGGTTGGATTCCTCGATGCGACCTAGCTCTACCAGGCGGTCCATGTGCTCGTACCACTTATCGTTGTCCGGGTTATCGCGTCCGCCTCGAATATCGAAATGGTCTTCGAGTATAGACTTGGGCATTATATTCGCCGACATTAACAGACGCAAATCGCTAGAATCGGCATCCACAGCGTTTTTACTAGCACGTCTGATGAATGCTAAAACCTCGGGTCTAATGCGTGTCTTCGTTGCCATAATACTTGCTCCTTTCGGGGGGCGACGACTAGTATAAAACGAATTGCCGTAATTAGGAAATTGACGTTGTTTGTACGTAAGTTACTGAAAGATAAGGTTGGAGTTGGTATATTGATAATGTTAGGTTATTAAATACTAATGTAAGGCTATTATAGGGTCTAAGGTATAATAATTGATATATATATAGTAATAATACAGTAATCTCGTAATCGACTATATAATAGGGTTTCGTTTCCCTAACAGGTGAACAGTTCTCCATATAGACATAAGTGGTATGGGTTGGAGTATACAACTGGTTTGTCATGGAGAAAGCATCAGCTTTACAACCTGATAGAGTTGGTGGTATAGTATTGGCTTGTAGTTTAGGCTTGATAATACTGGATAGGATACTGACAAGGGAGATAGATGAATGGCACGACGCACGCGCATTCCCAAGCGGAAATTAAAACAGAGGGTCAGAGTCAACCTGCAGCAAGCGCCAAAAGTACCAAAAGAAGTGGTGGCTTCAGAGGTCTATTGGCCTGATCGGATCGACTACGTCAAAGCCATTGCGGCCCGAGGGCTAAATGACGATGAGATGGCCGCATACCTGGGCGTATCCCCGGCCCTATTTGATTCCTGGAAGGCGTATTACCCGTTGCTATCGCGGGCGATTGATGAAGGACGAACCAAAGCTGATGCTGAAGTCGTAGCTGCCTTGCACAAGACTGCAGTCGGATACGACTATGACACACAGGAAGTGGTCAGAGGCCGCGGGGGCTCGATGGTATTGGACGTTACTAAGCATGTGCCTGGTGATGTTCAGGCCCAGAAGTTCTGGTTATCCAATCGCTCCTCGCATTGGAATGCAGGGCAGAACCTAAACGTTGGTGGACAGGGCAGGGATAAGCCGCTGCATGTCTCAGCTGAGACCAAGGTCCATGTTATTCATTCCATCCTGAACATGATTACGCCGCGGCCGGATGGCGATGGCAAGCCGCCTCGCATTCTGAATGTGGATAAATCCTGAGGTCTGCAGCTCGGAGAACTGCGGTACGTTGAGGACCTGATGGCATTTATTTCGGACACAAGAGAGGAGGGGCTTTCGCCCCTCCCCGGTCTGGCCTAGGTCTCAAGGATCTCTCGGACTTCCTTGGCTTGCTTCGGCGTTAGGTCCCAGCGTTCGTTCTTCTTGTGGAACTGAACTCCCGGAGTTTCCTCGCGGCGCCAAACCCTTCGGAGCTTGACTCGGGACCGTTTCGGATCGAGGCCGAGGTCGGCGCAGATCCTCTTGAGGGGGATAAGCCCGCCCGCCGTCTTGGCCGGGACCTTGCCGGACTTCGCCGGCTTCGCGCTCGTCGCGCGCTTCGCTTTCGTCATGGTACTCTACTCTCCGCGGGGGATAGCGCCCCCGGATCGCCGTAGCTATCTACTAACTACGATTTAGATACTACGCGCGCGCGGTAATAGAAAGGACGCGACTTAACAATAATCAGGGATTTATTTTCGGGTCGATTCCGGAATCCAAGGTCAGGTATCCGCAATCCGCGCCCTTGGGATGTTCTCATGTCAGGGATGATTCGGGTTACCAAACCACCCCACCCGACCAACAGGGATTTGGGCCAGGGGCCCCCGGGCACACCCATAGATCGGGTCATATCATATAAAAGGGTGGTCCAAACACCTATAAACCGCTCGAACCCCTACCTAAACCCTAAAATATTTTTGTGCACCCTCACCGAATCCGGTCATCCTTGGTCGGAGTCACGTCGAAAACCTCCCCAATCAGCCCTAACTTCCTCAAATCCCTCAGTGCCAGGGGTAAATGGTCGTCTTCTAGCACCCGAGCGTGAAAAAGCGAGCGTCCTACCTCCGTTTCGTTCCCGCCCCCGACTTCCCTCCACTTAAAACCTGTAAACCAGTCCCCTTGGATCTTGATGATCTTCATCTTGCCGCCCTGTATACTAAGGATTCAACGAATTTCGCAAGCTCGTTCCATGCATTCTGCTCGACTGTCATGAGCGCGGGCCATTCCAGCGGTGTTTCGATCCGTCCGGGCCCAGCCTTCATGAGTTCCTCTCGGTAGACTTCATATAAGCTCGAACCTTTCATCGTCGGTTTCCTTTTCCTCCGCAGCCGCCTCGGTCGGGCAGCGGGCAGACCTGATAGTCTGGCATGTCGTCGCCGGTTCGGCCCTCGCAGACGGTGCCGGAGCCTCCGCAGCGCATACACTGCTTGAGTACCTGGTCACGGATGTAGATGAGCTGAGTTCGTTCGATCTCTAGTTCCTCCATTTCTTGTTGGATTCGATACAGTCTCTGGTAGACTCGCGACGCGAATCTCTTCTCAGTTTCATTCACCATTGCGCTAAACGGCATTTCAGTCGTCTCCTTTTTCTCTCACCCGTGTTTGCACTTCTTCCGCTTCACTCTAGACCGAACCGCTTGCGGCGGTTGACCCGGAGTTCCGCGTTATGGAGCGACTCGCGGCTCGGGAAGTGGCGCTCGTTGAGGAACTCTATCCACTCCTTGACCGTGAACGGGACGAGTTTCTTGTTCGTGAAGAACGAGATTCTCAGCTCCACGAATGTGTCTCGGCCCTCCGTCTGGCGTTTGATGGTTGCGGTCTCCCTCTTGTTTGCTTTCCGGAGTCCCCTACCGTCGAAAATCATCGGTTGTATATCTCTAGTACTCATCTCCTCTCCTCTCTCGTTCCCGATAGACCCCTATAGTATATCCGGTCCGTACCCAGTATTCAGCACGATATTCAGGGTATTTACAGGCCGGTCGGCACTCGTCTAGGCTTACCTCGAACTTACACCTCACCAACTGGAGTCTATATGCAGCTTCGATCATTCGTTCTCTCACTTGTCGCGGGGTTCGCGTTCTCCGGTCTCGCATTCGCGCAGAACACGGTCACTCTCACACCATCCGTCACGCAGGGCACGGAGTCGATTACGACCACCATCAGCTGGGCGACGAATCCACCCTTGACGACGGGAACACCCTGTACAGCCAGCGGTCATCCGGGTTGGACGGGTCCCAAAGCCGGCAGTGGCACGAACCCGCCCATTACGATAGCGACCTCGGGTACCCTGCCACTCTCGCTCACGTGCAATTTCCCCGGCGACAGTATCGTCACGTTTTCGTGGACTCCGCCGACACAGAATACCGATGGCTCCCCGCTCACGAATCTCGCGGGTTACAGGATCAAGCACACGTTCAACGCGACGCTCACGACCAATCCCCTGACCGCAGCCGCCGGCGAGGTTCATACGGATGTCGCCGCGAACCAGACGATGCGGACGATCACGGGGATTAGCCAGACAGGCACGCTGCGAGGCGGGATCTTCGCGCAGAATACACCGGGGGTCTTTAGCGTCATGAGTAATGTGGCGACGAAGGTGTTCACGGGTACGGTTCCAGTCACGCAGATGGTGTCGATTACCGTGAATCCGCGGCCGAATCCTCCGACTGCGAATACGGCGGAGTGATCTAACTCCAGGTTCATCCTGTAGAACTGCAGGGGAGTCGGTACGAGGACCAGGGATTTTCGGAGGGCATCGGTAGAGGAGCAGGGGAGACACCTGATCCAGCTGCTCGATGAGGTTCCCCCGAACTGGTCTCGGTATTTTTATCTTTCGAGGAACAATGATCCACGATCACATAAGAGTCATCAAAGAAACCCGAGCAAGGGTGAAGGAGTTTGCGATGGAGACGAACGAGACCGGGGGCGCACTTACGTCCGCCGAGGAACTGAAGGTCTGGGAGGATCAAAACGGGGGGTTGACCGATCCAGAGGCCCGTCAGATCGCCGCTCCAGACCTTCCAATGGGGTACGATCTGGTCGAGGCGAAGGAGGATGCGATCCTGCACTGCGCGATGATTTGTCACGAGGTGACGGCGGCGATGAACCTAGCGCACAACGAGTACACAATACCCTGGGAGATAAACCGAGGTAGCATTATCTCAGGGGTCATGCGGTATCTGGATAACCCGAAAGAGACTCCTGAGGAGAACCATAACGCTTGGATGTCCTATAGGGCATCCGAGGGTTGGACGTACGGTCAGATCAAGGACGCGAAGGCCAAGACTCATCCGTGCATGGTTCCATACGGCGCCCTCGATCCGCACCAGCAGTCGAAGGACATGATCTTCCGCGCGATAGTGCGGACGTACTTCGGGCTGGAGTGAGCCATGAGTCACGAATACAAGAAGATCGTCACCCGCTGCAACCTGAGCCTGACAGGCTTGGAGATCGCGGCGATCGAGTTGAAACCCTCCCGAGTTTTCATTCTCCACGTCGGCGGAGGTCGAGCCTATTGGGAGGGCAAGGAACTCCTTCACGCACAACAGATGCGAGAGGATAACCCTCTACATCCTTACATCAACCTGCAACCAGAGCCGGACCTTCACGAGAGCGAGTGGTATCTGGAGGACGAGCAGGGGAACAAGTGCGGCTCGGAGGGTGTATGAAGAAGAAAACTAAGAAGGCCCCACGGAAGGCGAAGGCTCCCGATCCAGGGATCAACGACGTCTTCGAGCCGGGGGTGGTGAAGGTCACGTGCGGCTGCTCGAAGGAACGGGCGGAACGGTGTCTCCAGCGGGGCTTCTATCACGAGCATACCCTCGCGGGTACGCCTATCAAGCGGGACAACGAGCATTGCCATATCTTCGTAGACGAGTTGGACTTGATTCGTCTGACGAACGACGTCATCCAGGCGCGGTTCGCGAAGACCCGGCAACTCGAAGCGGAGGACGAATGAAGTGCTCGAAACACAACCAGGAGCCCGATGTATTCCTTGGCCCTCCCTCGAATCGACGCTGGTACTGTAGCGTCTGCCTGTGGCAGTTCCTGGAGAAGCTTGGGCTCACGTCGTTGCGAAAGGAGACGCTATGACTATTACCGCACAGGATCGGACGGCTCTCGAAGCCACCTTTAGCCGGCGAGCGGTTGGTGAGGCCATCGCGATCTTCTTCGACGTTCGAGAGGCTCGGACCATACCGAATGAGATTACTGTCGAGAGCTTCACGGCTCTACTTGACTGTTGGTATGGGAGACCTCCGTGAGTGAGATAGCCGAACTCCTGATTGCTGTCGCCACACTCATTACCGCGGTTGGCGCGGTGTGGATCGGGTTTCGGAACTCGAAGCACATCAGGAAGGTCGAGCGTCTCACAAACGGAATGCAGACCAAGTTGGTCGATGAAGTTCGGAAGGCCAGCTTCGCCGCTGGACAGAAAAGTGAAAAGGACAAAAATGGCAATCAATCTTAAGCTCGGTATGGCATGGCGATGGAACTCGGGTTCACGCCCCATCGCGTGCACGGGCGATACTTTGATCGCCGCGTACTTTGGGTTCCGTCGCATGAGTACTGCAAGAAAGTGATGAAGGAGTTTCGCGATGGGGTCACGAGTCTTCCGAAGCAAGGCATTCAAAGCCAAGAACAAAGCGGAGAGACAGTTGCGTGAAAGGCTCAAAGGTCGAGATGCTCCCCGGACTCCAGGCCACGCCTCGGGTGATGCTGGAGAAGGCCGTCGAACGGCTTCCCACCCTCAGACACGTCGTAGTGATTGAGGAGGATCTGGAAGGGTACGTCCGGGTCTATACCAGTCAGCAGATGACCTACGCCGACATGGCGTGGATTCGTCATCAGTTCAATAAAATCACCGACTGATGCCGGCTACCGAACATCACGCTCGCTCCGTTACGGTCAACTTTGCCTCGGTCTATGACCGGGTGGAGATGGACTATAACGCTCCGGTTCTCGATCTCCTGTCACCGGAGCAGAAAAAGGAGATATCCCAATACTCAGACACTCTCGCATCTTTCACTGAAGAGGAGCTGCTTCTTCTCCGGTGGAGGATGATGTGGAGGGCAAAAGCCCGCGTAAAACAGCTGCCGCCGAAGGAATTTGAAAATTTCGAGAAACAGATATGGATGTGTCGGTCGGGTCGAGGGTGGGGAAAGACGCTCGTTGGAAGCAACTGGCTGGGGATGGAGGCTGCGTCGTTTACCTCACGGTACTATGTGGTAGCGCCAACGAAGGACGATGTACGCTACGTCTGCTTCGAGGGACCTACGGGGCTTTACTCCGTTATACCACCCCCATTGATTGTCGACAAGAACCTCGCCCTGCCCTCCATTACCCTCTGGAACGGGAGCGTGATCAGAGGCTTCGCAGGAGACACGCCGGAACGGCTGCGAGGTCCTCAGGCCGCTGCCGGCTGGCTGGACGAGATCGCGTCCTGGTTGTACCCGCAAGAAGCCTGGGACAATATCATGTTCGGCCTGCGGCTTGGACCCCACCCCCGTTTACTCGTTACCGGCACGCCCAAGCCTAGCCCGTTCATTCGGGAGCTGGTGCAGAATCCGGAGGTCATTAACGTCGTCGGCTCGACGTACGAGAACAAGGCAAACTTGCCGAAGATGTTCTTCATGTCGGTCGCCAAGTACGAGGGTACGAAGGTCGGCCGGCAGGAGTTGCATGGCGAGGTATTAGACCCTGAGGAGGAAGGATTTGTCAAGCGATCCGAGTGGCGAGTCTGGAAGGCGGATCAGCCCCTACCGCGCTTCAAGTTCATCATTTTGTCGCTAGACACAGCGTTCACGGAGAAGACGTTCGACAAGAAAAAGCAGACGAGGGATCCCACTGCTTGTACCGTCTGGGGCCTGTTTGAATTGCCAGTTAAGAAGCCGAACGGTAAGAAGAAAACGGAGAAGCATATCATACTGCTCGACGCTTGGGAAGACTGGCTAACGCTTCCCCAACTCATGAAGCGAGTCAAGAAAGAGCGGAGAAAACGGTATGGAGCGGGGCTCCATGACCTCAAGCTCCGTCCAAAGATCGTCCCCATTGGCCAGAGACCCGGACCCCCTGGGAAGAAGATCGACCTCATCCTCATAGAGGAGAAGGGGAGTGGCATCTCTTTGCGTCAATCCCTAGCAGTGGAGGAAATCTTTACCGAGGGCTATAATCCCCGACGAGCAGACAAGCTGGAGCGGTTGCACAACGTATCGCCGCTCTGGTCTCACGGACGGGTCTGGGCAGTCGAGAGCGAGAAGCGCAAGGGGGAGTTCAAGCAGTGGGCGGAGCCTGTCGTTACGCAGGTATGTACGTACACAGGACCAGGGTCAGTCAAGCACGACGATCTGTTGGACACTACGACGCAGGCTCTGCGCCTTTTCATGGATCGGTTCATCGGACCGATGAGTATCGAGGAAGACGAGGAAGCCGCCAGGGACTTGGCCGCACGCGACGAGATCGAGGACCGAGAGGCCCGAAGGAATCCGTATGATCAATAGGAGACCGTGATGGAAGGAATCGTCGAAGAACTGGATGCCCAAGAGGACGCCGCTCCAGAGGGTGTCGAGATGACCGAGGATGGTGGAGCGATTATCGAGTTGGAAGGCGAGGCCGAAGCCGAGGTTACTCGCGAGTTCTACGATAACATCGTCGATGACTTCGATGAGACCGTTCTCGAAGCCCTGTCAACCCGCCTCCTCGAACACGTCGAGCGAGACAAGGAGTCGCGGAAGGATCGCGACAAGCAGTACGCCGAGGCGACCAAGCGAACGGGGCTAGGCAAGGAGGCCCCAGGCGGCGCAAACTTCGACGGCGCGTCGCGGGTAGTTCACCCGATGCTCATGGAAGCCGTCATCGACTTCGCTTCACGCTCGATCCGCGAGCTGATGCCTCCGAGTGGTCCGGTCAAGATGCATGTACCGGGCGAGAATGTCGATCCCGAGCGGTTACGCCGTGGAGATCGCCAGAAACGGTACATGAACTGGCAATGCGTTTTCCAGATGCCGGAGCTTCGGTCCGAGGTCGAGCAGCTCCTCACACAGCTTCCTCTCGGCGGTGCCATGTATCTCCGCCTGACTCCGGACGAATCCAAGAGGCGCATGCGCCCGGTTCCTACGTTCGTGCCTCTTGATTTTGTGTCGATCCCCTCGTCCGCGGCCAACTACTACACAGCCGAGCGGCAGTGTTACTGGGAGCCCGTGACGGAGGACGAGTTCGAGATCAGGGTTCGGTCCGGCATGTATCGGGCCATCGAGTCGCGCACATCGTCAGTCCCCGACGAATCCGAGTCCGAGAAGGCCGCGCAGAAGATCGAAGGCAAGGAGGTCGATCCTCTCAACGCCGATGGTCTCAAGCAGGTCCTCGAAATCTCCTGCTACGAAGACCTGGGAGACGATCTATCCGGCGGCAAGCCCGCGCCCTATCGAATTTCCATCGACTGGCCGACCTCGAAAGTCGTGGCCATCGTTCGGAACTGGGAGGAGGACGATGAGTTCTTCGAGCGCATGCAGTGGATGGTCGAGTGGATTTTCTTCCCGTGGCGTGGAGCGCAGGGTGTCGGGCTCGGCCAGGCGATAGGCTCGATGGCAGGTGCGGCGACCGGAGCCCTACGGGCACTGCTCGATTCCGCGCACATCCAGAACATTCCGACGATGGTCCGCCTCAAGGGCGCGAACTTCTCCGGACAGTCGAAGACGGTCAACGCGACGCAGATCATGGAGCTGGAGGGCGGAGTCGCCGCCGTCGATCCGGATATTCGCAAGCTCCTGATGCCGCTTCCGTTCAACGCTCCGTCCGAGACACTCTTCAAGCTCCTCGGCTTCCTCACCGAC